CCACCCCAACCTCCATCACCACTCACTCACATGCGATAGTAGTAGATAACCAGTAGCTTATCGTAGTAGATAACCAATAGATAACCAGTAGTATCCAGGAGACATGACCAGTGTCTGTCACACCATGTCACACCCCCGTAGATAACCAATAGATAACCAGTAGCTTATCAGTAGCTTATCAGTGTCTGTATCAAACTAATAGACCCCCTACCCCTTATTGCGACCCCACCCCCGGGGTTCTGTCAGAGGTGTACTATCTATTAGCACCCCCACTCACACTAGAACCAAAATAAGATAATAGAAGTTAAGGTACCCGTACGGGCATAGGGGATACCCACACTGGCTAAGGTACTCTTTAGGAACCCCTTAGGAACTCTTTAGGAACCTAAGAGAGTCTAACTTTCTCTATGAAGGACTTAGGTACTTTAGTATTAATCCAATGGTTAGGACCTACTAGCTTTCTCTTGGCTTCTACCCATTCGACTGCTTCCTCGAAGAAGGGTTCCTTATCCGCACCAGGCCAAGGTATAGGCTCATTATACCTATCCTTAGCTATATAGTCATATTCTCTAAGACAATTGATTGTATGTACGAAGTTATGTTTATCTTTATTCATCATCCGTTAAACCCCATTACTAACCTATATGCGTGTAACTCATAGAATAGAGGGCATAGGCCTTTAAGTCTATCTAGGCCCCCATCCTCCGTTGGTAAGGACGAAGGATCGTCTCTATCTGCGAGAGTGATGACTATCCTATTCCTAGTGTGTTCTATATCATACCCTGAATCTAACGAAACAGTAGGGATAGCTGCCAGAGTGTCAAGGCCTATATGGCAGTGACTATGCTCCCCTAAGTAGGCAGAGGTGTACCCAAGGTCCTCAGGGAGCCCTAGAGAGAAGAAATCTATATTATCATCTATGAAAGTACGACACTGGCTAGAGGTTAAATGTACGCAATCGCTTAGGATTGTGTCCCATACCTGGTTAGTTGTGTGATATTTTTGTATTAGTCCGTATGAATCGCATCCCATTATCTTCTCCAGTTGTTTTGAACATGTATTGATTATAGCAGGTTTATAGTTAAAAATCAAGTTTGTAGCAGAAAAGAGAAGAAATAACTTGACAAGACCTAATTCGTATGCTATACTATATAATACTGAGGATGGTATTAACGGTCTTAAGGTTCGAGGGAACTCCCTAGGACCAGTCTTTCGGACGTGCCATTGTCAGCTTTATTACATATATGGAGGTGGTCATATCTACCTAGAAGCACTCTAGGTCTCTCGATTTCAAAAGAATCAAATATGCTCACCTACCCCATCATAGGTAGAAAGGGCAGTTACGCTGGACGGGCTGTGTTTTGGGAATTTCGCTACCTTAGGGCCAGTTTAGAGGTTAAGAGCTCTCCTCTTTAAAAACTCAAAAGAGCTCCTCTATTCTATAGAAAGGTAATCAAATGTTTATAATTAGATGGGTTTTAAGTAAACTCTATTCCTTACTGATATATTTCTTAGTTGCTTTAGGCATGGCTTTAATGGCATTTGCGTTCATGGCTCTAATGAAGCCTATAACTGATGCTCAGAATTATACAAAGAAATATCAGCCATATACCATTACTTTCCCTAACGACCATAAAGATCCCTATCAGGTGCATATACAAGACCAAATAGGATATAGCTATAATTACATAGGACTACGTATCTTCTTATCTTCATTAGATGAAGGAGATACAGTTACTATCTATCTTAACTCACCTGGCGGATACGTATCTACAGGCATACAGTTGATAGAAGCTATAGAGTCTACTAAGGCTACAGTCCATATGGTAGGTGCAGGTCAGGTAGCTTCAATGGCTGCTGTATTGTACTGCTACGGGGATTCTAGAGAAATGAGTAGAGGAACTCACTTGATGTACCATGATGCCAGCGGTGTCGTAGGTGGAAAGACTAGTGAGATGATTGAACAGATTAAGAGCGTTAGAATATTAGTAACCCAATTACTACAGCCTTGTGTTACTAATAAAGTATTAACACAAGATCAAGTAGAGCGTATCATGCGAGGCGAGGACGTATACATATATGAGTAAGTGCCCCCTATTCGAGATAGAGCAAGGACCTCATTTTATTACTTTCTATACTAACCTATTAAATGAAATGAAAGACTGTGCTGGAGATCTATACAATTTATTTGTAAAGAAGCATCCTCATTTAAAGAGAATACAGCAGAAAGACTTTAACCATGAACCAGGGGACCCTAATGTTTATCATCCTTTTGGAGCCCCCGGAGAGTTCAGGAAATACTATAGACATTTCCATATTAGATATAGAATACAACCTACTGCAAATGATATACTAGAAGCTAGACAACTAGCTAGAGAAGCTGGATTTGAATTAGCTAAAGATATGAAGATAACAAACCTAGAGGACAATAACCCTAGAGGTCTTAAGTATCCTTCATACGAAGATTCAGATGATGATGTGTACCTTAAGTCCCTAGAAGAAATAAGATACGGAGAGTTCTATGATAACAAAGATACCGACGCATAGTAAGATACCTTATTACACCATGTACCTAGATTCCTTATGGAGAGAATCAGAAAGACTCTTTCTATTGAAGAAGGGTAGGAAGATGAAGATCAATAGAGATACTATAAAGAATTACAGTAAGCATGAAGGTTTCTTAGAGTTTGACGTAAGACAGGGTAGAGATACTTATCCTTTCTGCCATTACATTAATCTTAAATGGAGTTTAAGAAAGAATGTTTGGGATCTAATTAATACCTTAGATAAAAAGATGTATAAACATTCATCCACATAAGAATACAATATGAAAGAGACCATTACAGTTCCCTATAACTTTACACCTAGACCTTATCAGCTAGCTCTGTATGAAGCAATGGATGGGGGAAAGAAGCGGGCCTTTTTACGATGGCATCGACGAGCAGGGAAGGACAAAGCATGTTGGTGTTATCTTATAAAGGAAGCTGCTAGAGTACCTGGTAACTATTTCTACATATTCCCTACTGCTTCTGAAGGTAAGAAAGCTTTATGGGAAAACATAGATAATGATGGCTTTAGAACTTTAGAACACATACCTGAAGAGATAATTAAACGTAAGTCTAATATAGATATGGTTATAGAGCTTAACAATGGCTCTACTATACGTATCATTGGTTTAGATACAAATGCAAACAGTATACGAGGAGTAGCAGCTAAAGGTTGTGTATTCTCAGAGTTTGCATATCAGGAACCAGATGCTTATAAAGTACTGATGCCTTCTCTAAGAGAATCAGGAGGTTGGTGTATCTTTAACTCAACCCCAGAAGGTCGTAATCATATGTATGAAATGGACATAAGAGTTAAGATAGCTCCAGGTTGGTTCTATTCTACATTACAAACTATGTGGCCAGATAGACCTAATTACTCTGGGCTAGTTTCTCCAGAAGTTTTAAAAGAGATTCAAGATTTCGAAGGTCTTACCGACGATGATATGGAAAGAGAGTATGGAGTATCCTACTCAGCCGGTATGAAAGGTGCCTTCTATGCAGAAGCCTTAGAGAAAGCTTATGAACAAGGAAGAGTAGGCGACTATCCAGCTAGTGATCAACTATGGGTAGATACATTCTGGGACTTAGGTATGAGCGATGATACTGCTATATGGTTCAGACAACAAAGTGGAAGTAAGACTGTATTCATTGATTACTTAGAAGATAGTAATAAAGACTTAGCATTCTATGTACAAAGATTAGTAGAGAAAGGATATCAATTTAGAACTCATTACTTACCTCATGACGGTAACCATAGACTTAAGATGACCCACATCACTACTACACAGATGCTTACAGACTTATGTAAACAAGCTAGAATATCTGACGATGTAGTTGTATGTGATAAACTAGCGATTCAGGATGGTATTAACGCTGTAAGATCTAGGTTCTCTCAGTACCACTTTAACCTAGGAACATGTGTAGACGGCGTAGAGAAGGTAGGGTTGTACCATAGAAGATACAATAAGAAGACTAAAGCATTCTTAAAAGAACCAGTTCACGATTGGTGTTCACATGCAGCAGATGCTCTAAGAACAGAAGCAGTAGCAGCAGAGCTTAACGAAGACCCTTTCTTTAAGCAGAACATTAATGTAATAGATAGTTTCGATATATTTGACGAAGGATTATAGTATGGGCGCACACGGACCATTAGCACAAGAATTCATGGGTAGAGCCCAGGAAGTACAGAAAGTAAGTGGACATGACACTAAAGTACATAGCATAGGCTGGGCTACTACAGAAGCTGGTAGAAAGCAGATAGAAGAAGAAGAAAGTAGACTAGGGATTAATCCTGGTAAAAAGGCGTCTAAGTTCAACAGTACTATGAGCTCATCTAATTCAGCGAATTCATCTAGTTCTGGAGGCGAAAGTACTAGCCCCATACTCCAGCTAGGTAAGGCTTCCTTTAGTGGAGGCGGATCAGATGTAAGGTCTACAGGGATTGGTGGATCATTTCTACAGCCAGGTGAAGGCGGTGGCCCTAAACGTAACCCTTTTATAGGTAGCGGTGGGTTAGGTAAGAAAACTTTATTAGGTGAGTAATGAGTATATCTATACAACAGGAAACTGTAGCTGAAATACATCCTGATACCGATGAGTTTATGAAACTACATGCGGATGCAGTAGAGTTCAAAGGAGGACCTGATAGTTCTCAAGTTAAGTTTAACTGGCAAGGATGGTACCAATACGAACAGCTTAAGAGAGTTTGTATTGTAACCGCAAGAGATGGGGGTGACTTAGTTGGTTACTTAGTGTGTACTTGGAGCCCTAACATGTTCTGGAGTGAAGTAGAGATAGCATACACTAATCTGTTTTATATTAAACCTGAGTTCCGTAAAGGAAGACTAGCAATTAAAATGCTAAAAGAGATGGAACACTTACTCAAGTTTAAATATAACGTAGATCACTTACAGGCATCTGTAAATAGAAAGAAAGATTATTCTAAGTTATTAGTACGTCTTGGGTATCACCAAGATGAAATTATGTATATGAAGAGATTATAGGAGATAAGTCATGGGAGCAGCATTACCCTTCTTGGGGCCAATAGCCTCAATATTAGGTGCAGTTATAGGCGGAGGCGGAAATGCTCCGTCCCCTCAGATAGTACAACCCCCGCCACCTCCCGCACCGGAGCCTACAGTAGAACCTGAAGGCGTTAAGGACAGGGAGCAAGCTAGGTTGAGAGCAATACAGCGGCAACGCGAACAAGCAACCGGCGGCGGCCTTTTATCTGTTGAAGATGAGAATTCTTCTACAACATTGTTGGGGAAATAATATGGGAGGCATGGGTAGATTCAGATTAGCTGATCATGAAATAAACGATGTTGAGTTTAAAAACAACCCACAGTATGATCGTTTCGTTAGTTCTCAGGGACAATATAGAAGCAGGGATAATGACCAGTTACGTAATTTCTTTAGTACTAATTCCGACGGAACTGTTTCTGTAACCGATCCTGCTTCTTTAACTAGTAATCAGAGAGAAAACAAATTTGATACAGAGATTAAAGATGGACGAAGAGTAGCTGTAGTCCCTGAGAGTGCCTTTAATAGGACTCTTTTTGTAGGAGACATGAAGACTATAAAAGCGACTAGAGAAAGATATGGTAAAGGAAGATATTACTTTGTACCTATAGATGGATCAAGCAGCACAGGGGCAGGGGCAGTGGCAGGGGCAGGAGGAGATGGTTTCGCACCAGATGCTAGAAAAGAGGCTCTTAAAGGCAATACAATATTAAGTACCGATTCCCCGAGAGGGTCTAGAACTAAACGTAACCCATTCCTCTCGGGGAGTTCGGGTAAATCAACATTATTAGGAGAATAGATATGGGAGGTTTTTTAGGAGGCGCACCCTCGATACCGTCACCCCCACCAGCTCCGGCACCATTACCGGTTCCAGAGCCAGAAGCAGAACAAAGAGATAGTGGCCAAGCTAGAAAGCAAGGTCAACGAAGAAGAGCCTTAACAGGTGGAGATGAAGAAGGTAATACCTTACTCGGATAGGAGAAACGTATGGCGAAGATATCGCCGGAAGACATAGTACAGCAATCAAATAAGGTATTCTCTTCCCCAGAGAGAACTAATTCCGAAACCCAATGGAATATCCTTTCAGAGTTTGTGTTACCCATGCAGTCAGGTATCTTTAATGGAGAGAATTCTCCAGGACAGAAGAAGACTTGTCGTTTATTTGATTCAACTGCTATTAAAGCTAACCATGACTTATCTTCAGCAATACATTCTACTCTTACTAATCCAGCAACAAGGTGGAGTAAGATTAGGTATAAAGAAGAAGAATTAAACAATGATGAAGAAGCTGTAAAGTGGATAGAGGAAGTTAATAGATTAATACATGCTTCCTTAAATGAATCTAACTTTGATACTCAGATATCTAAATCTTATCAATCATATCCTGCTTTAGGTAATATGATACTACTACATGAATCTGATCCACAAGGTGGGTTTAAGTTCACATCTTTACATCTAGCTAATATAGCTTGGTTAGAGAATCAATATGGTATAGTAGATACAGTATTCCGGAAATTCAAGTTAACTGCCAAACAGGCTATAGAGAAGTTCGGTAAGAAGGTTAGTAATGATATTATAGAAGCTAAAGAAAAGTCACCTATTAAAGAGTTCTCTTTCTTACATGCTATGTTTCCTCGAGATGCTAAAGATGTTAAGTTAAATGAAATAGGTCAAGCTCATCCTAAAAATAGACCTATAGCTTCAGTATATATAGATATGAAGAGTAAGCAATTATTACAAGAAGATGGTTACTATGAGTTTCCTATATATGCAGTTAGATGGTCTACAATGCCAGGTGAAGTATACGGCAGAGGACCAGGCAGTATAGCCATACCTGATATCCGTACTCTTAATAAAAGTATTGAGTTATCATTGCATGCAGCTGCTAAAGCTATTAACCCCCCTATCTTAGCTAATCAAAGAGGATTACTGGGTACTTTAGATTTAAGACCAGGAAAGGTAAGTGTAGTTAGAGATTTAGATGGCATACGTGAAATGGGTTCTCAAGCTAGGTTCGATGTTAGCCAGAATACTACACAAGACTTAAGACAATCTATTAAAGAAGTATTCTTTATAGATAAACTCTTACTTCCACCTAGAACAGAAACAGGTGAGATGACAGCCTTTGAAGTAGCTCAACGTGTAGAGCAAATGCAGAAAGTACTTGGACCTACACTATCTAGACTTAACTCTGAGTTATTAACTCCATTAATTCTTAGATGCTTTAAGATGCTATTAAGAGATCAACAACTACCGGCCCCTCCAGAGATTATACAACAGATGGGTGCTGATGTAGAGATTGTATTTGTTAATCAATTAGCTAGATCACAACGCTTTGAAGACATAACTAATATACAAGGCTGGATACAAGACTTAGCAATGATTGCTCAGATTAAACCAGAAGTAGTTGATTATATCAATGCTGATGAGATAGCTAAACATACAGCTCAGATACGAGGTGTACAAGAAGCTGCTGTAACTGATGATAAACAAGTAAAACAAATCAGAGAACAGAGAGCTCAACAACAACAGATGCAACAAGCTATGGATGCTGGTACTCAATTAGCAGACATAGAGTCTAAAACTAAAGGTGGCAACAATGGCCAATGACGCTAAGACAGAACTTAAGAAGCTTAATAACCTATTTAAAACAGTATTTGAATCTCCTAACGGAGTTGCAGTACTGAAGGAACTACGTGCAAGACACATAGGTTCCTCTGCCCTAGGTTCTACTCCTCAAGAAACTGCTTATCTATTAGGTAAGAAAGAATTAGTAGAGGATATACAGAATATACTTGACTTAACTGATCAAGATATTAATAACCTAGAATACGTAAATATATATGATACCGATTTTACTTTAGACCAATAGGAGAACTATATGACTGATCTACCAGAAGATAACTTAGTGTCCGCATCAGACGCGGGTAGCATGGAGCCTACTGTAACGACAGCACCTGTAGCGCAAGCTGCACCAGTATCTACGTCTTGGACAGACAACCTAGCAGACGATATTAAATCTGACCCTAGCTTACAAGACTTTAAGGATGTTAACTCACTAGCTAAAAGCTATGTAAGTGCCCAACGTATGTTAGGAAGCTCTGTAAGAATCCCAGGAGAGGATGCAGGAGCTGAGCAATTAGAAGAATTCTATAGCAAACTAGATAATGTACCAGGAGTTTTGAGACGTCCTGATTCAGATAACCCTGAGTCTATGAATCAATTTTATAACCAACTAGGTAGACCTAATACCCCTGATGAGTACGCTATAAATGTACCTGAAGGTATAGATGTCAATGACCCTAGGTTGCAAGGATTTAAACAAGTAGCACATCAGCTAGGTTTAAACAATCAACAAACAGCCGCATTAGTCGAATACGAAGCAGGCAATCAAGCCCAGCAAGTATCTTATACAAGTGAAGTAACTGCACAAGCTACTGAAGTACTTAAGGCTAAATGGGGAAACGATTTTAATAACAGAATAGCAGGAGCTAGATCTACAATTGATGCTTACTCAGAGAGAAATCCTGAAGCAGGTGCTCAGTTTAAACAGATGCTCCAAGGACCCATAGGTTCTAATCCAGTACTAGTAGAGATACTAGCGGATATGCAACAGACAATGGTTGAGAACGGCGCGATCACCGGAACTCAAGTCATTAACTACGGATTATCTTCTGATGAGGCTCGAGACCAAATCGCTGATATACGTAATAATAGGGCACATGCGTTTCACAATGCATCAGACCCTAATCACCAGGCTGCAGTAGATAAAATGTACAAGCTCTACGAAGCCGCCAATCCAGAGTAATAGGGAAGCCTTCAGGAACCCTTAAAGGTTCTTTGGGTCCTATCGAAAGGATAAAAACAATATTGACAGTCCGTAATCTACGGATAGCTGAAGATAATGTACGTACGTTTTTAGTAAGTGTAATAACAAAAGGAGACATTTTATGTCAACTCAAGTAAACACCGCATTTGTACAACAGTTCTCAGATAACCTGCGCCATTTGGCTCAGCAAAAGGGAAGTCGTTTACAAAGTACGGTGGATAATGTGATGGTGAACGGTAAGTCCTATCATTTTGAACGCTTAGGTGCGACGGTCGCTACGAAGCGGACGTCTAGACATGCAGATACCCCTCTTACAGATACACCTCACTCCAGACGTAGAGTAGTCTTAGAAGACTATGAAGTCGCGGATTTGGTGGATAAGCAAGATGAGATTCGTATGTTAATCGACCCTAAGTCCTCATATGCGAAAGCATTAGCTAACTCTTTAGGCAGATCTATTGATACTATTATCATAGCAGCTGCTGGCGGTAGTTCTACCTCAGTTGATTCTGCAGAGAGTACAGCCTCAGTAGCGATAGTTCATACTGTCGATGAAGATTATACCACGAATGACTCTGATATTATCGTTGAAAAGGTAGTTGAAGCTCGTCGTATACTAATGAGTAATGAAGTAGATATGGATGAAGAATTATACTTCATCTTAGATGCTACAGCAACAGCAAATATGCTTAAAGAAACTGAAGTAGGCAGTATTGACTACAACAGTGTTAAAGCATTATCTAGGGGCGACCTTGATACGTTTGCAGGATTTAAATTCGTCCATTCTGAAAGATTGGAAGATAATTCTGCAGGCTATAAAAACTGTCTAGCTTATGCTAAATCCGGTATCGGACTAGCAATTGGTCAAGACATTCAAGTGAGCATTGATAAGAGGCCTGACAAAGGTAACGCTACACAAGTATTAGCATGCATGACCATGGGTGCAGTACGTGTAGAAGAAGAAAAAGTTATCATTGTTGAAGCTTACAGAGCATAATAAAGGAGAAGTAACATGGCTGGTGAAACCCAGAAAAGTACAGCTCTCACAAATAGAGATGCTGGTACGCTTAGAAGCGCCCGTTTAGCCTCGGGTAAATCAGTAGTATGCGGGGACTCACATCAGTTCGCCGCTGCTACAGAACTAGAAGCTGCGGATAATCTTATCTTAGATATTGTTATCCCTAGTAATGCAATCGTAATTAGTATCAAACACATCAATGATGATTTAGATACGCATGCCTGTGCAGCTGCTTTAGTAGTTGACATAGGACTTGCAGCACGAGAAGCATATACAAGTACAATTAGTAGTAGTGATACAAAACACAGTAAAGATGACATCATCGATGCTGATTTGTTTGTAGACGGTAATACTGCTTTTCGAGCGGCAACAACCGCTTGGACAGAAGCAACATCACCTGATGCTACGACTTGGGGTCCTGAAGATAGACTAAAACCCGTATGGGAACTTTTAGGATATGATAATGACCCTAATACTTCGTTTAACTTAGTATTTCAATCACAAGCTGCTTCAGCGACCTTAGGGGCTGCCGGAGATTTAGCTATATTGGTAGAATACCTAGTAGACTAAGTAAAAACTCCAAGGGGAGGGAGTAATCTCCCCACCTAATTTTAAATAGTAAGCACTAAAGGTGCTTTAATAGAGGAAATGTAATGAGCTCAAAAGTAGATATATGTAACTTTGCACTAACTAAGTTAGGAGCATCTAGAATAACATCTTTAACACAAGATACTCCTGAGGCCAAAGCCTGTAATGCAATATATGATATGATAGTAGATGAGACTATAGTCGAAGGCCCGTGGGCTGCTTCTATACGTAGAGCAAGTTTAGCTCAAACTACCGCTACTCCAGCTTTCGAATATAGCTATGAGTTCCAATTACCCACCTCACCTAAAGCACTAAAGGTGCTTACAATCAATCAAGATATTGCAGGTACTTATGACTATAGAATAGAAGGAGATAAACTCCTATCTAATGTAAGTACAATGAAGATTAAATATATAGCTAGACTTACTGACTCTGAATCTTATGGTGTATTCCTTTCGAGAGCTATCGTATCTAGATTAGCTTATGAGTTAGCTTTGATCATAACAGGTCAATCATCTAACTATGAAAGACTGTATAACCAATATATACAAGATATAGCTAGAGGATTAGCTAATGATGGTCAACAAGGTGATGGCGATATGACTCATTCACCTGACTTAACAGAGGTAAGGTAATTAAATGACTAAACGTTTATTAGACCAGGTTAACTTCAATGCTGGGGAATTATCGCCAAGACTATATTCTCGTATTGAGGTTAATAAATATGACAATGGATTAAGAACAGCTACTAACTGTGAGCTATTACCTCATGGTCCTGTCAGACGTAGACATGGTACTACTTACGTAAATGAAGTAGGAGATAGTACTAAGGCTGTTAAGCTAGTTAGATTTCAATTTAGTAGTACTGATGCTTTAATACTAGAGTTTGGAGATACTACTATTAGATTCTTCACATCTAGTGGAGCGGTATTAGAATCAACTAAGATTATCACAGCTATTACTAAAGCTAATCCAGGAGTAGTAACCTCTACGGCTCACGGATACGTTAATGGAGATGTAGTGTTCATAGACGATGTAGTAGGTATGACTGAAGTAAATGATAGATTCTTTACTGTAGCAAATATAACTGCTGATACCTTTGAGCTATCAGGTGTAAATACAACTGCATATACTACATATGGTTCAGCAGGTACTGCCGGTAAAGTATACGAAATAACCTCACCTTACGATGAAACACAAATAGCTGACATACAATATGTACAATACGGTAACTGGGTATATATAGCTCACCCTAGCTTTGAACCACGTAAGCTAATAAGAAATACAAATACAAATTGGGATATAGAGACCTTAGGTGCAGTTCCCGCTCCCACCTATGAAGCAGGATATGCCCCAGCTACTACATGTACTCCATCAGCTACGACAGGTCAAGCAGTAAATTTCACAGCAGGTGCTAGTACTTTCTTAGCTGCTGATATAGGTAGACAGATAATAAACTTAAGCGATGGAGAAGTCGGCAGAGCATCTATTGTATCTGTTACTTCAGCTACTGTTGCTGTGTGCGATGTAGTAGAGAACTTTACTAATACAGATGCTATAGCTTCAGGGGAATGGAAGCTGGATTTAAGTCCTATAGCTGATTTAACATCTACAGGAACTAAACTAGGTTCTATTGTAGAAGTATCGGCAGATGTTTTCGATACTACAACTGCTGTAGATACCTTTAGAGCAGCCGACGTAGGTAGCTATATTATAATAGCAGACGGTGTCATACAGATAACTGCAGTGAACAGTGCTAGCAGTATAGACGGAGAAGTACTCAAGTCTTTATCCTCTTTAGAGGAAACAGGTGTATGGTCCTTGGAATCCCCTACATGGGACGGCACTAGAGGCTTCCCAGAGTCCGTAGGCCTATTCGAGAATAGATTGGTATTCGGTGGAACATCGGCCGAACCACAGGCTCTATGGATGTCTGAGACAGGTCTATTTAATTCCTTCGGTAGAGGATCAGATGATGATGCATCTATAAGTGTAGAGTTTACAGGTTCTCAAGTGAATAAAGTATCATGGATAGCTACAGGTAGGGACTTAGTAATAGGTACCTCAGGAGCTGAATGGACTGTAAATAGCGGAGGACAGGGCGGAGTAACCCCTAGTACCGTACAGGCACAGACAAAGACTTATTATGGCTCTCAGGTACAGCAAGTAGTTACCATAGGTAATGAGGTAGTATTCTTACAGAGTACAGGATTAAAGATAAGAACATTTAGATATAACTTTGAATTAGATGGATATGAAGGTGAGGATTTAGTATTCTTAGCTGAACATATCAGTGCTGGAGGTATCAAAGAGATAGCCTATGCACAAGAACCAGATAGACAGATATATGGTGTACTAGATAATGGAGATATGCTAGTAGGAACCTATATGAGAGAACAGAAGATTATAGGCTGGGCCACGTATACTACTGACGGTAGTTATGAGAACGTACAGACTATAACACAAGGTGACATAGATCAAGTATGGGTAGTAGTTAAGAGAAGTGTAAATGGATCTGATGTACGTTATGTAGAGTTATTTGATACTACTTCAGTAAGAGATAGATTATCAGGATTTAGTGATTCATTACTTAAATATAGTAAAGTGAAGGTTATCACAGCAGCCACAGCAGCAAACCCTGTAGTTATAACATCATCAGCCCATGGCTTTAGTGATGGAGATACTGTTAAACTAATAGATATAGTAGGTATGACTCAGTTAAATGGTCTATCTTTCATTGTATCAAATAAAGCTACTAATACTTTTCAATTAGAAAGTACAACTAAGACTAGTCTAGTAAACAGTACTTATAGATGGATAGAGTCAAGTTCAGGTACTAGTGAGTACTACTTAGACCTAGCAGCAGGTGGAGACCCTGGATTAGCTAAGCCATTAGGTTTATATCAGAATGATACAAGAATGACAGAAGCTTCTGTAGGTACCTTAAGTGCCAGTCAATGGGACTATGCTGATAATGATACTTTAGGGTATAGTACAATATATGTAAGACTAGCTGGAAGTGAAGACCCAGATGCTAAAGGCAACGGTTGGGTAGAATGTGCAGCAGGTATAAATGGAGAAGCTTACACAGCTTATAGCAGTGGAGGAGAAGCTCATTTACTAGTATCTACTATATCTAACTTACATCACTTAGAAGGTAAAACAGTACAGGTTAAAGTGGATGGAGCTACCCATCCAGATAGAACGGTGGCTAGTGGAAGCATTACCTTAGCACAAAGTGCGTATGAAGTAGTAGTAGGTTTATCTTACACAACTACAATAGAAACTTTAAACAAGAATTATCAAATGGATAATGGAAGTATGATGGGACAGAGAACTAGGTATGCAAGACCTATACTACAAATGTTCGAATCATCTAAACCATTATTGAACAATGAATTACTTCCTGCTAGAGCCTCTTCAGATGAGATGGATGAAGCAGTGCCTCTATTTAGTGGGTTCCTAGAATACGGACCACTTACTTGGAGCAATACAGGAAGACTTACTATAACCTCTTCTGACCCCCTACCTATGACATTACTAGGTATATTTGGTTCAGCAGATACAGGGAGCAAATAATGACATTATTAGCAGGACTTGATTTAGCAGGTAACGTAGCTAAAGGAGTAGGAGGTTTATTTCGTATAAACCAAGGCGTACAAATGCAGGTAGCAGGATTTGAAGCTTCAGGTAACGCCGCTATGATGGCTGGAGAATATAACGTAGCATTAGAAAGACTAAACCTTAATAGAAACCTAGATACAATGTCTAGACAAATAGGTAGTGTATCTGCTACACAGAGAGTACAAGCATCTACCTCAGGGTTTGCAGCTTCTTCTCAATCATTCTTATCAGTAATGAATTCTACCTTATCTCAGTTTGAGAGAGGCATAGTAGACGCTAGAGTAACATCTAAACATCAATCACAATTACATATGTATAATGCAGCAGTACAGAAAGCTTCATTTGATAATCAAGCAGCTCAAGCTGAATATCAAGGACAACAACAAATGGCTAGTACATTTGCAGGCTTAGCTCAATCCATAATCGGAGGCTTCTTTTAATGGCTAGAATTACAAAACCTAATGAAGGTGTACAACAGTTCTCAGGAAGCATAGACCCTCGTAGTGCAGGACAGAACGGAGTAGAGGCTGCTCAGATAGGTAAAGCTATCCAGGAAGAAGGTGCCGCATTTGCTAATGCAGCTATAGGAGCAATAAACAATGCTAACTATACTAAAGCTTATTCTTCATCTGTGTTAGAGTTCCAGAAGAGAGCTCAAGAAAGATATCAACAAGTAACTGATGATGAAGGGAACCCTACCTTTACTAAATTACCTGCAGATATAGGTAAGATAGCAGGAGATGTATCTAAAGAGTTTGGTGGACGTATATTAGATCCTGCAACTAGAGCTAGATACTCAGAGAACTTCGGTAACTTCTCCGCTAACCAACAGATCCTATCTTTAAATAAAGCTAGAACACAAGCAGTGGATTTCAGTAGGTCTGAGATAACTCAAGGATTAGATGCATTAGCTAAGTCCTCAGTAGCTTCAAGTTCTGGTATAGAATCTACTGAACTATTAAATGATTCTGCTGACATCATAGCTACAGGTGTAAAGACAGGAGCATTAAGTGCCCAAGAAGGACAGAAGATACAGGAAAGTATGAGACATGAAGTACGTATGAATCAATACCGTAATCAAATTATATCTAACCCTGAGCTAGCTAAGACTGCCTTAGCGGAAGGTGAAGGTAAACTAGGATTAACATCATCTGAATATAGACAACTAAATAAAGAAGCAGATGCAGCTCTTAGTGATAAAGACTATCAGCTAAAGAAATCTGAGAAGGAAGTTCATCAGAAGATAAAAGAACAACAAGGGTTAAGAAGTACCCAATTACAAACCGGAATCATAGAGGGTAAGGTTGGTAACTCTGACCTTATGAGAGAATTAGACCAAGGCAATATAACTGCTGATCAATTTGAAAAGAGAAAGCAACAACTATTAACACATAAGAAATCCTCATCAGGAATTGATGAAGCTTTAGATACTAATACTGACTTATCTAGATTCAGTCCTTCTCAAGTTAATAAGCATGCCTTAAGTAAGATAACTAAAGCAGAAGAGATTAAAGGTTCAGCTCTAACTTTAACAGAGATGGCTCAAATATCTTCAGTATATAAAGTACCTGTTACTGTTATGCAGAAATCTATAGAGAACGGTATTATGAATGGTTCTCCAGATAAAGCAGATGAAGCATCTAGAGCATATACTTATTTAAATACTAAAGCACCTGGAGTAGTAAGTAAGGTAGGAAAGAAGGAAGCAGCAGCTTCTATATACTACAATACCTTAACTGAATATGGCGGTATGGATAAAGGTATAGCATTGAAAGTAGTAAGAGATGCTGTTAATGCAGATGACGATGTTATAGCAAAGAGGAATACTAAGTTTAAAGATGAATTCCCTGCCGCTAAGTTTGAAGATCAACTTAAAGACCTAATATTTGATGATGAATTCTTTGGGGTAGAACCTGAAGATATATCTAATGAGTCTGTAGGTAGACTAAGAGATATGGCTAAAGTATTCTACGCTGAAACAGGCGATAAAGCAGCTACTGAGTCTATGTTAAAGTCTCACTCAAAGAACTGGGGTACCACTAACTTTAACGGTATGGACCAAGGTATGTTTTTACCTCCAGAGAAGCTCGTAGATATGAGTACCTTCTCTATGGAAGAAGTAGAACTAAGCCTACAGATGGAGATAAATGAGAAGATGGGAGGATTACCTGAAGGTACTTCCTTTGATGATGTAGTTATTAAAGATGATGCAATGTCTTCTCCAGGACAGTTCACCTACGGAGTATATGTAAAGGAAGATATAGACGGAGTAGAGGTAGAAGTTCCTATAGGTATGAGATGGGTACCTACTAATGAAGAATTAGGACAACAGCGTAGAGACTTAGCTGAAGCTGAGGTAGCTGATAGATTAGAGAATGAACAAAGAGAATTAGATATGGGCGGAAAACAAGAATCATCGTTAGGAGGTGGAGAAGTGTTAGGTAAGTTATCAGAAAGATACGAATCAGCAGGTAAAGGACCTGGAGTTATTTCCTCAGGAAGAGGAGACCCGGGCGGTAAGTCATATGGTGTATATCAATTAGCTAGTAAAACAGGTACCTTAAGAGCATTTGTTAAACAAAGTAAATATAGATCAGAGCTTATAGGTCTTAAGCAAACTAGTGCAGAATTCGATGCTAAATGGAAAGAGATAGCTAAGAGAGACCCAGAAGGTTTTAGAGCTGACCAACATAAATATATTAAGCGTACACATTATGATCCAGTTAAGCGATATGCTGATAGAATAGGTGTACCTGATAATGCAGCAGTTAATGATGTGTTATGGAGTATAGGCGTACAACACGGTGGAGCTAGAACTATAGTTAAGAATGCTATGGATACTCTTCCTAAGAGTCCTTCTCCTGAAGCAACTATTAAAGCCTTATACTCTGCTAGAAGAACATATGTAAGTAGACTTAAGATGAATAGAGGTACTAAAGCTAACGTATTAGCTAGGTATGATAGAGAAGAAGATCAAGCATTGGGGTTAGTATAATATGTGTCCAGCATTTACAGATGATGAATACTTAGGTTTATTTAATAAATCAGCACCCTTCGAAACCGAAGCTAAAGACGTAGTTAAGATAGGTCAAGAGCAGGTTGAAGAAGACAATGGTCCTGGGTTTGTACAATCAGCTGTACAATCTATAGGGGAACATTCTCAGGCTTTTA